TTCAGAAAACCAACTATTCCACCAATGTGTGTCCCATTATCATTAGTAGTTGGTATGACACTAAATACTCTAATAAAAGTATTCAGTCCATCTATTATCAATACATTTTCATTAGGACTATGTCCTTGTTCCGAGCCGCCTTGATTTTTAATGTCGTTGAGAATTGATAAATATCTCTCTTTACTCATCCCCAATAACTTCCTTCGTGAATTGAACATCATCTATTCCAACATTACCAGTTTTATATTCCAAGATTGCTTTTTCACATATCTGTTCATATAAATGATTACGAAGTCCATCATTAGTCTCCATTAACTCTTTGAAGTCTTTTGATTGGAATTTATAATCTTTCTTACGATAAGTTAGAGTATACCAAGCTCCTGCTTGTTTTAGTAACTTGTGTTCTTTCATTACACCTAACCAACCGCCATAATTATCTATTCCTGAATCGAAATACATATCATAGTCTGCGTGTCTTAATGGTGGCCCTAATCTATTCTTAATGATTTGAGCTCTACATTTCATACCAATAGTATTCTTTTTAGTATCCTTGATTTGACCAAGATTTTTCAAACGAATTCTTGTTGATGCGTGAAATGGTAGTGCTTTTCCACCACTCGTAGTCCACGGGTCTCCAAACATAACACCTAATTTTTGTCTTAACTGATTTGTAAAGACAAGTGCTACCTTTTGACGACCAATTAGTTGTGTGATTTTACGAAGTGCTTTCGAGATGATGATTGCTTTTGAAGTTGCGTATCCATCTTTACCGAAGTCTGCTTCTATTTCAATTTTTGTTGAAGTAGCCGCTAATGAATCTACTAAGATAGTTACTAACTTATCTTTATTTGATTCACGAACTTTGGTGATGATATCTTCTATTGCTTCAAAAATATCTTCAACACACTCGAAATGTAAATAAAGTAACTTACTTACATCAACACCAATAGCACCTAAAAATTCAACACTTACTGAAGTTTCAGTATCAATGTAAACTGCGATACCACCCTTTTTCTGTGTTTCTGCTAGTATGTGTGATGCAAGTAGTGATTTACCACTTGATTCTAATCCGTTGATTTCTGTGATTCTACCAACTGCAATACCACCATTAGTTCTGTTTGATATTGCTAAATCTAACATTGAAGAACCTGTTGATACAAAGTCCTTAATGTCTGTTGGTGTTATATCACTTCCATCTAGGAAATATGCTACCTTATTATCTTTGAATTTATTATTCAGATTGTCGGCTATTACATTAGCCAAGTCGTCTGTTATTGACTTTTTTGTTGACATATTTTACTCCTTAGTTATTAAATAAATCGTCAAATTGTTTACTAGCGTCTTGAACTTTTGAAGCTGATTCTTTTTTAGCGTTATCTTCTGCTAATTTTTTATCAAATTCATTTACTGGTTTTTCTTCCTTTTGTTGTGATGAAGTTTCTGTTGATTCTTCATCAGGATTTAACCACTCGTTCAGAACCTTAGTTAGTTCCTCATAAGATAATTCACTGTAAATATCAGTAATTTCTTTTTGAGTTTCTTTGACTCTTTCTAACACTTTAGTGTCTTCTGTCAGTGCTGTCTGATTTGGTTTAACTCTAATCGTAGTAGATGGAAACGATGCTCCAGTCTCTTCGGCAGTTTTAAACTCTAATGTAACATCACGACCATTTTTCGGGTCTGAAATATCACCATAATCAGGGTCTGCTATGATTGAAAGAAGTTCTTGATAAACTGTCTTTCCGAATCCCCAAAACTTTACACCCTCAGATTCTTCACCACGAACAATAACTGGTGCGAAAGTTCTCATTTTTGCTTCAAGTTTTCTACCTAAAGTGAAATCGTCTTTGCTTCCTGTTGTTTTTAGTCGTTGTGAAAATTCTTCAATTGGGTCTGGTCTACCGAAAGAAATTGGTGAAAGATAGTTCTTACCACCTAAATTATAGTGAAAAAATAACTCTATAAATGGTGTGTCTGGGTTGAATTTGTAAGGAACTATTCTAACTTGTTGTTTTCCTGGTTGCGGTTTCCAAAGATTTGAAGTTCGTGTGTTTGTTGATTGTAACTGATTTAACCTTTTTTTAATTGCGTTAATATCCATTTTGTAATCTCCTGTTTTTTTATTTTTTAATTAGTTAATTGTTATTCAGTAATAAGTATAAAGAAGTTTTGGAAAATACCAAGCTATTTTACCAATCTCTAACATTTATTATTTTAAATATTTTTGTAGGGATAATATTTAAACCCGATTCATTTGTCAATAGTAAATTATTTTGATATCTTTCCCAGGGGATTGGAAATGACTTATCTAATACCCCGTTGTTTAAACTTCTAATCGCTTCATTTAATGCGTTAATTGTATAAAGTGTGTTGGATTGTTTTTTTCTATGTAAAGAGATAGTTCCTGATATTGCTTCATCTCCGTCATAATAATCCTCAACCATTTCTATATTATAAGTGCAGATTAATTGTCCTGCATCGTCTTCATTTTGAAATACATAAATTTTGTCAAATAAAATTGTATAAGAATCTATAATTGAATCTATAATAAGGTTTAACTTACTATGTGTTGTAAAGGTGCATAATAATTGAGTTTTCATTATTGATTATCCTTTACTAATTGTTGAAAATCTTTTGTCCATTTGTAAACCGTTTGAAGTTTTCCTAATTCACCCTCTTTACTTCTTTGTCTTTTTTCCATAATTGGAATTCGTGTTTTATTTCCTTTTTTATCTTTAACAATTGCATAAACTATTCTTGTTGAACCAGTAACTTTACCTTTTTGTTTTCCCGATACACCTTTTTGTTCTGTTGCTTCTTCTACTTCAAATCTTTGTAAAAATTGATTTTTGTTATCAACACCAAAAACTTTTTTAAGTGTCTCACCAGTTATACTATTTCCACCATTATTAACTTCAAACATACCTCTGTGTTTGTGGACTCCTTTATTACCGGAAATAGCATCAAAGTGTCCTTGTTTCCAAATGTTATTACCCGAAACGAAATTACCAAGTTTTACTTTTTTTCCATCAATTTCAATTTCTCTTTCATTTAAAAAATCTATATGTTCTTGTTCATCTTTTATTACTTCTTTTCTAATGTTTTCTACTGATTCTGATACATCTGGTCCACCATTTTGTTTATTCATTCTTGATACTAACTTTTGAGTATTTGCTTCTGGATTTTCTGCTGTTTTAGAATATAATAAAAACGCTTCTAATTGTTGTTTTTCAGTAGGTTCTGTTCCCTCTTTCCAACCAACTTTTTTTAAATAATCTTCCGGGTCGTGTTTTTGACCACCTTTTATCTTGTTTCCATTTTCATCAAATAAAACTGTACTTGATATTTTTCCACCAGGTTTAAATCTATTAGTTACTCTTGATTCGAAATGTTTTTTAGTATCTTTCTCAGTTTTAGCTTTCTCAATCATCTCATCACTAATATTTTCTTTTAAAAATTCAGATGGTTTATTCGTTACTTTTTTTAACTTTCTCTCTGTGTTTTCTTTTTTGTCTGCAAAGTTTCTTCTTTCACCAGCTATAGCTTCAGCTTCTTCTTGAGATAATTGTTTATTGTCAACTAAACTTAATATGGCATCATCAGTTTGTGTTGATTCTGCTTTAGCTGATGATTGTGATATAATTGCATCTAATGAGTCTTTATCAGATGTAAATAAAATTGTTATTGTTCCGTCGTCAGAAGTAATAATAGTTGCTGTATCTGAAGGATTATCTCCACTTCCACTTGAATCTATTATCTCTAACATTTCCTCTTGTGATATTTCGTTTCCGTCTAAATCTACTATTTTTTTAGCGTTTCTTACTCTTTTTCTTTGTTCTTCTAAACCTTTTTTATCACCAAAAAATTCTTCAGATTTTGTATTTTCCCATCCTAAATCTTTTTCAGCTTCTTTTGCTCTCTCAGCTTTTCTTCTACCACTCTTTACTGCTATTAATGTTTTAGAAAGTAATCCATTTGAAACTCCCTCTATATTGGGTAAGTCTCCTTTTTTCAAACCACCAGCTCTTGTTTTACTATTTTGTTGTTTACCTAATCTAGTGTTCCCATACTTTTCAATAATAAGTTTAGTTAACTCCTCATCTGATGAGTCTGGGTTTTCACGAATTAAATCTGCTACTTTTCCACTCATAATTTCGTTATACATAGAACCAGGATTACCAGGGGCTGCACCTTTTACAAATCCTTTTTCTATGTGATTTTGTTGTGATTTTTCGTTTTCTGTTGTTTCTGTTTCTGCTGGTTTTTGTGGTTGACTAAAAACATTTGGACCTGTTTTTGTTTGTTTATCACCAACTTTTACTAATTTTCCGTCTTTTGTTTGGTGTGTTGCTTGACTACCTTTTTCTTTACCATAACTTCCACCACCAAGATGAACTAATCCCATTTTTTTAGCTTTTTCAGAAGCTTCTGATTCAGTAATATTACCCATAACTTCTATAATTACTTCTGATGGTAGTTTCATATCACTTAAAACTTCTCTTAATATAGAAAGATGTGTATTATTTTCTAAATCAATCATTCCGTCATCTAATCTATATGACCACTCTACTAATATTTTTTTGATTAGACTATTCATTAATAACCTTGTCCTATTGAACCAGCTGCTGGTGACATATCGTTCATATGAGCTTTATTATACATCATCATAGATTCTTTATTAAATTCTCCACCATATTTTACTTTCTTAACTGGTAAATTAATTCCTACGGCAATAAAAGTAGTTAATACATCATCTCCGTCTATAATAAATAATCTTCCTTTTTTGTCTTCAACCACTACTGGTGGTGTAAATTTCTTTGGCGGAACTGATTGTATTCCAGCTACAATATCTTTCCAATTAAATGAATCTGTTTTCATAGAATCACTAGGTTGTTTTCCACTAGCTTTCATACTTGAAACTTTTGAGTTGTTTAACATTGATAGTTCTTTGTTAGAAAGATATTCTAATTGGTCTATCTTTTGTAATTTTGTTA